ACGAGGCTCCTGTTGGCTATAGTCAAATGACCCCCACTTGCAACCCTCGTCTGGGACGAAGATTGATCTTATCAACGGCCCGATATCTTTATTTCGTGCCGGAATCTGTTGTAAATTTGGATTGTTATATGAGAACCTACCTGTTGCAGTTCCCGCTAAACCACTTTCACTTCTCATTTGATTTATGTTAGCATGTATTCTACCATTATGCTGATGTCTAAATATTGTATCAATAAATGTAGCCCTAGCTTTATTTGTTTCTCTTGCATGAACAATTTGTTTTGCTAAAGGATGTTTATGTGTAACTAAAAAGTTTTTATCAAACTTTGGCTGTTTAGTTTTTTCTGTTTTCTCGTAAGGAATATTAAACTTATCAAATGCTTTTGCTACACTAACAGCAGACCATACCTCAACATTAACTCCTGTATCTTTTTTAATTTGTTGTAGTGTATCTTTTTCTTGTTTAATTAAACTCTTTTCTATTTTCTTTGCTTTATCTAAATCAACACGTACACCTTTCCATGTCATATCTAATAGGCAAGGAAATAATCTTGTTTCTAAATCAAATATACTTGTTAATTCTTGTTTTAAAAGTTCTGGTTTAAATCTTTGCCATAAACGAAGAGTAAGATCAGCATCTTGTTCTGCATATTTACCAACATGCATAGCCGGTAATTTATACATTTCTGCTTTTGCATCGACGCCCCATTCTCTTGCGGCTTCATATAAACCCGATTCTGATTTTGTTTCTTGTAAATAATCTTTACCTAAAACATTTAATGTATATTGAAATCTATTTTCATCAATTAATGGCGCGGCAATTAATGTGTCAATAATACGTCCATTAACTTCTAAACCCCATCGTCTTAACCAACCTACATCATAAGCGGCGTTATGAAATATTTTATCACATGGTAAATCTAAAATCTTTTTAAATTGTCTTTTAAATATTCCTTCATCAAAATTACCTCCACCATTTTCATGTCTTAAAGGAAAATAACCTTTCCAACCTTCAACAGCTATAGCTACACCTAATACGTGCCCCTCTCCTCTTACCCAACCCGGTCCGAGTTCCTTTATGCTTGGATCACATGTCTCCAAGTCAATTGCTATTTCTTTCGCGTCAGAAAGATTAGGCACTCTTTCCGGTGGTGACCATTCACTTGGTGGTTCAAATAGAGGCATCTGTATCATTCTTTATCCTTGTCTTGTATTTCACCCGCTATTGCCGCATATCCCGCCATGTCTATGTAACAATCTTTTGTGGCTCTGTGTTTTAATCGTGCTACTTTTACAAGTAACATACATATCGCAACATCATGCGCTGATATATTATAATCTAAATACGCACTCCATAACTTTGAAATGTTTTCATGATTTTGATATTTATCTCCGTAATCATGTTGGCGTTGACCTGTAACAATCTTTGCCGCTGTATCTAAATACTCTCTAGTTTTCATCTTTCTCCTTTTTGTTGATAGACCGTAAATCATTTGTAAGTAATTGTAAATCAAGTAATAATATTTTTAACTGTTGATCAACTTTCTCACGGTTAAGTTTTGGTAACTCAGCACGTATTCTGCGTACTTGTTTTTCTGTTACACCAACTTGTTTTAATGCAGTGTCTATTGTAAACATTAAAATGCCTCTGTAAATTCTCTGTCCGTTTGTGATCTCACAATGTCCAGATTGTTTCTTGCACGCGTCATTCCCACATAGAATACGCGTCGCTCTTCGTCTCGTTGTGACCAATATGCTTCATCAGACTTACGAGATAAACCCGTTAATAACATAACATTATCTGCTTCACTACCTTTTGATCCATGTATCGTTGATAGTTTGATCCGTGGCCCGCGTCTAATGTTTTCTTTACGACGTAGACATGCACGCACATAAGTTTTCTTGTCGCTTTCTATATTTTCTAATACTTTAAACCAAGGTTCTTCCTTGCTAGCTAATAATCCATACTGTGTTGATAATGTGTCATATGTGTAAAGTTTTTCTTTATCAGCATTTCCCATTCCCTTATGTTCTTTTGTTACACTTTTCCCTGTTTTAAGATAAGTATAAACTTTCTTTACTGATTTTATGTCTATTGATTTACCTTTTCGTAAATCTTCCCATGCAAGAATAGATTCGTGTATACCTTTATTAATAGAAGTTTCATCATTTCTTTCATAGTATACTCCTTCATTTATTAAATCTTCTTCAAGTGCATCTAATTGATATTTATCTCTTCCTAATATCAACCACTCTCCTTTTTTTAATTTATTTAATTGTGGAACAGGATGAATATTTACTGCACCCATTTCATCTCTTGATGTCCATTCTTTCTCTACTCTACCCCTTACGCGTTTTATTAGTGTGTTTGCTTTTTTGTGTATTAATTTGGAAAGACGATAAGACTTGTTTAAAATAATTCTTTCTCCATCCATATTAATTAAATACTCTGGTCTTGCACCCGCCCAACGAAATATAGCTTGATCATCATCGCCCGCTACATACACGCGCTTTGCATTTGTTACAATGCGCTCTACCATTTTCCATTGTAGCCAACTAAGATCTTGTGCTTCATCAACAATAACGACGTCAAAGTTTGGTATGCTGTCATAATGTTTTTTATTAAAGTCTACAATCATATCGGTCATGTCGTATTTGTTTCTTTTCTTTTTATAATCGATCAATGATTTATCTATATATTTTAATTTTCGTAAGCCACCTTCTATGTGTCCTGTTTCCGGATAATTAAAGTAAGCTTCTGATGTTAGTCCTCGTATCTTTGCACCGTCAATAATTTGCATAAACACGTCATCGGGAAAACCAGCACCATACTTTTTTACTTTTTTATTTGGGTTACTTAATTTTATTTGTAATTTTTTTGAAACAAAAGCGTAATCATTATCATTCATAATGTTTTCTTCTTTCAAATGTAACTCTTTGTAGGCTAAACTATGTAGCGTACGAAAGTTTGTAAAATCTTTTGTGCTATAATTTAATTGTGATATTGCACGCGATAACGCTTCATCTGCCGCTTGATTAGTAAATGCAAGATAAGCAATTTTGTTTGGAGCAACCTTATTTATCTTTAATTCTGTTTCTAAAACATTCAACAAATATGTTGTCTTCCCTGTTCCGGGCGGTCCATATATTACTTTTCTCAAAACGGTGTATCCTCGTCCATGTCTGGTGTTTTAAAATCATCACTATTTTTTCTTATCCAAGGTAAATACCAAAGATAAGCTGTTTTACCTTTTATCTTACGTCTTATATCTCCACCACCTAATTTGTTTCTAATGTGCGCGGCCATTTGTGTAGGATTATAATTTTTAAAATCATGCTTCTTCAAAAACTTTTGCAATTTATCTGATTTAAAATATGCTGTCATTTTTTTCACACTAACTTCTCTCTCGCCCTTTTCATCTTTTATCTTATCCATATATTCTTTTTCTTCAAACAATGCCTTACCCATATCAACTTCATCAATGTGTTCTGCTTCTCCTTGGTCCTCTAAAAATTGTTCTAATAAAGTTTCAAACCTACCCGCCTTTGTAATCTCGTGTGCCATTTCAATGATAACAACATCTTTCATTAGCTGTTGTAGTTTTCTTCTCCAAGCGGCCGCTGTTGTAGCGTTTGGAACATCTATAATTTGATTCATGCACGCCTGTCCAAATTGATGTTGATTGTATAGTTGTTCTGTAGTCACAACAACTCTTCTTCCATCAACGTTTAAATACCATGTGGAGTCATCACTTTTATAAACAGTTAGATCACCTATCTGACTATTAAAATTACCACCAACACCAAATTGTCTTAATTTACATTCTTCTAAACTACAATGATTACACATTGGTTGATCATTACATTTATATTGATATTCTTTTTTCTCATGTTGTTTTTGCATTTTTAAAACCTGTTTTGAAGACAAAGGTGGTTTCATATACTTGTGATTAAATTCATCTAACTTATCTTGCCAATCATCTGGCCACTTTTTCTTTGCATACACTGCATATTGATAAAGTGTATTATCTCTATTACCTTGAGGTACTCCTTGTGACATCAATGTTTCTAAGCAAGGAGGACCATCATTAAAATTCTTTAATATATTCTTTCTTTTTGGTTTTATCTTTTTTAAATCTTTTTCGGACGTACAATAAGTATCATATAAAGCAAAGAAACCATCAAGATCAACAGCCACACCATCGTCGTTAAAGCCATGACGAAAAGAATTACTAGCGTTGTGATAGGGAAGATTAAGAAAGTTTCCAGTATCTCCGCGATCCGCTTTAATTTCAATTTGTTTTGGAAATATTTCACAATTTGCATAACCAAGTTCTCCTGCCCATTCTTGTAGTTTATCACGCATTAGCTTTGCTTGCACGGGTTCTTTTGTAAATAAAAACACATGCGCACCACCACTTTTTGATCTACACATAACAAGTGGTAATTCTAATTCTCTTATTTTTCTTATTATTTTATCATGCTCTAAAGGATATGTATCAATGTCTATACATCCCCATATACATGTTGCATCGTCCCTAATTGGTATGATACCAAGACTAGGTTCTTTTCCATTGATATGATCTATCCATAATTGATCTGTAACAGGTGCTTTTTTTATAAAAGCTTGACCGCCTGCCTTACCATTAACGGACTCCCCACTGCTTTTGTAAATACCGTAAGCTCTATCTAATCCGTAAAATATTTCTTTAAACTTTTTTACTCTTTCTTCCATG